TTGCCTTGTGGCTTAAACAACATATCTTTCATTGCTTTTGGCATATTTTCAAAGTCCTCTAATTTTCGTGATTTAATAGACGCCATCGCCACAAGTGGTTCGGCTAGTTTGTCTGCAAATCCTTGCTCAACACATTCTTTACCGTTGAGCCAAGTTTCTGCCGATAGCATTTCTGCTAATTCTTCCGGGGTTTTCCCTGTCTTATTTGCGTAAGCAGGGATTAGCGTATTTTCGACCTTGTCTAATAGGTCGGCATATTTACGCATATCCTCTGCATCACCGCCTTGGATGCCCCAAGGCTTGTGGATCATCATCATTGCATTTTCAGGCATGATTACCTCATTGCCCGACATTGCAATAACGCTCGCCATACTTGCCGCCAAGCCGTCAATGTAAACCGTCACATTTGCCGGGTGATTTTTTAGCAAGTTGTAAATAGCGATCCCATCAAATACATCGCCACCGGGTGAGTGGATGTGTAGATTGATCTGCTTGAGATTATTGCCAAGCGCTTTTAGATCTTTCGAAAAGCTCTTAGCAGTAATACCCCAATATCCGATCTCATCGTAAATTGAGATCTCTGCCGTATCGTTGGCTTTGGCTTTGATTGAGTACCAAGACTGATTACTCGTCTTTGTCGTGCTCGTTGCCATCGCCACCGGCGACAGAATCATCTTTTGCTTTTTCATTTGTCGTACCTGTGTTAGTTAAATCTGTGTCAAACTTGAGACCAAATTTGCGGTTTTCCTCGACCTCAACTCTACGTCTGCGTTTAACTTCTGCCGGGTTACTGCCGCTTGCTCGTACTGCTTGGCTTTCGGTTGCCAATCCACCTTTGATACGCTCTTTCCACGCTTGCGCCTCTTTTGTCGGATCAATCCACGGCATCACAGGTCCGCTATAAACAGCGTTATAAAGTGATGCAGGATCAATATCTACCGGCACCTCAATTTCGCCACTGACAATCGCCATTTTTAGCCATTCTCTGTATATCGGGCGTGAGATGTGCGCGACAAAGGTATCTTGTAAAACGGAGTAACCCTCAAAGCTCTCCACCAACTCTTGGCGCTGGCTTGAGTAAGTGCCGTTATAGTCACGGGCAATGCTTGAGTAACTTGAGCGAGTACCGGCTGCCGTTGCTCTTAATTGCCCATTACGAAAGGTTTCAAGGTTAACGTTTGGGCGGTTTGAGTTAATTAACCCGATGTCCTCGCCGGGTTTTAAATCATCAATGATTGCACCGGGAGCAATCTCAAAATCTCGCTCCGGACTGTCTGCGCTGTAATCCTCATTATCCCCATAGATAGCGGCATCACCTTTTTTGATGTACATCGTAAAGGCGGCGGCAATTCGTGCAGCAACACGCTCACTCTCCTCGTAGTCTTTAAGGTCAGCAAGTCGGATAATTACACCGTGCAACATCGATACGCCACGCAACTGGTGCAAGCGTTTTTTAAACGCAAGGTGCAACATATTTTCTGCCGGCACTGATTTAACTCGCCCGTAAGTGCGGTTATTTTCCTGAGGGTTGTCCATGTAAACACGGTAAGACACAGGACGGCGCCAAGCGTTAATCTCTATGCCTTGGATTACATTAGCTGTATCAAGGGTATTCATCGGCACAAAATCAGGCTCTAGTGCCTCAAGGCTAAATGCAATGTCGGTGCTATGATTTAGTCCTGCCACCGTGCCGCGTACAAGCTGGATAAATACTTCACCATCGCGCAACCAAGTGCGCAAAAGCATTCGCTCAAGTTCCGGGCGGGTAAATTGTCCGGTAACTTCCGGACGCACAGACCATTCCGCCCATTTTTTGCGGATTTGCTCTGCCAAATCCTCATCAACATCACCTGTTAAATTAAGCGGCTGTGGCTCAATGTGGATGCCTCGGGAGCCAATGACGCGCTCTTCCATTTTGTCCAAAATGCCGATCACAATGTCGTGATTTTGGTCTAATGCCCGAGCTTGCTCTCGCAAACTAACCGCACTTTGTTTGGTCGATACGTTAGCACCTTGGCTTTCGCGTTTTGCTTTGTGTGTGCGATTTGGCACAGCCGCCTCATACGCATTCATCACATAACGGTTTTTCGCCCGCTGTGCGCCCCATTTAGGCGAGATTGCGGCAATCGCTTTATCTACTATTCCCATTTTTAAAATCTCGCATATTTGATTCTGTGGCGTTTAACGCGCTGTCTTGTTTCCGCTAACAACTCATTAAGCATTTGTTGATAGCGGTCACGTTGTTTTGTCCATTCGGACACTTGGTAAGATACCGATCGCCCGTTAAAGCTCACTTGGCTTTGGGCGTTCTCGATCTTTTCATCAAGCGTTCGGATTTTTTCTTCGAGCTCGTCTTTGTCGTAAATCACAGCCACCCACCTTTTTTCTTACTTCCGCCACCGCTTAACCAGTTGCTTTTTACTTTGGTTTTCGGTTGCGGTTTAACTTGTTCAATTTCTACCGCACTTTCTGTTTCTTGTTCCGGTGCGGTTGTTTCTTTTCGGATCACATCGGGGTTTAAGTGGGGGAGTTTTGCCCAGTACGGGACATTATCCTCATCACCCCACTTAATCCGCTCATAACCTCGCAAAATAGCGATTGCATGGGTGTAGCAAAATAAGTCAAACGCCTCATTGTTGCCTTTCCCCGGTTTGCGCCACTTGCCGTCTTGTCCGCGCTCCTCATAAGTCAGCTCATCAAAAAACCACTCCCCAAGCCATGCTGGAAAATGGATATAGTTAGCGCCGACTGTCTCACGACTTAATGCGTTACTAATTCGATCTTTGAGTTGATCTGTTTGGAGTAGATACAGTGGCACATCACCGCGCGCTTTAGCGTGTCGATCTGAGCGAGAGGTGTTATCAGGATAAGTGCGCGTAATAAGTTTTTGACGCTTGGTGCTATCACCTTTGACGAGATAGACGCGCTTAGATAATCCATCACGCTTGCATCTACGCCAAAACTTATAAGCGTTATCTGTTACACCGTCCTCACCACCGCTATCTACAGCCATTGCAAGGATTGGCATAAATCCACCATCTAGCCCCTCAATGCGATATTGCTTATTGAGTACATCGCTAATAAGCAAATCCCAGTCCTCAGGGTAGGCGGACGGGTCAATAGGATGACACTCACCGTCAGCATTGGCCCGCATTGATGATTTGATGTTGTATCGATCAATAAGCCACCGCTCGCTGTTTTCGCCGTAGCCCACAATTTGGACTACAAAGCGGCGATTCTGCCCACCCTGTACGTCAACCGCAGCCAATAAAAAACGGCACCCATAAGGTACCGTTCTTTTTTCGGTTTCTTCTCTCCGCTCCATTAATTCATCGGAGCGGCGTTGCTCAAGTGCGGAGCGTGGTAAATAAGGCAATCCCCAGTCAGTATTTGTTACTGCCTTTAGTGTTTCCTCACTGCCGGTCATCTCAAATTCGTGCTCGGCGTTGAGTAATTTATAAGTCAACTGCGCCCATGTTTGATAAGCGGCGGCAGGACCCTCTAGCCAAAATGATGCAATACGGGAGTTTCTTCCCTCACCATGTATCACACCGTCTTTGTCTATTGTTTGACCCTCTTTTAACCACTTGCCACCGATGTTTAATGCGCGCTTTCTGTCAGGCTCGATCAGAGTTTGGCAGTGAGGGCATTGCAGCCGAGCTTTTTCCGATGCCTTGACATAATCGGTATCATCACGATAGCCGACCATGTTAGCCATTGATGGCTCAAACCACTCGGAGCAAGTAGGGCATTGCCAATAAAATCTACGTCTGTCGCCACGGTTATATAGCGACAAAATACCGGTCGTTGGCGGTGCCTCATGTGTTGTCTTTGGATGATGTTTTATATCAACAATATCTTTACCTGGTGAGCTCTCTACAAGCGTCATGCCGGCGCTCATAAATGTCGTTGTCCGCTTGGACGCTAAACTAAATCCATCACCCTCGCCGTCCACATCATCGGGCCATCGGTCGTAATCGGTTAACGCAACGTATTTGTAGTCGGATGATGACAATACGTTGATAGACGGCCAACCAATTTTTAACAGGTTGCCGGCGCGAAAATATTTGTCATGTACGTTATTGTCGTTACTGCGTGGACTTAATCTTTTTGCAATTTCGGGGGAGCATCTAAAAGTGCGGTCTAAGCGTTTGCGGCTGTGTTCGCTTGCTTTTTCTTGTGTCAACTGCACAAGTAAAAAATCAGATGGATCACAAATAATTGAGTACGTGATCCACCCATCAATCAAACCAACTGTTTTACCTGTTCGAGCAGGCCCAACAAAAATAACGGCGTCATACTCACGAGAGTTTAAGCAGTCCATAGGTTCAAGGATGTAAGGCGCTGTGTTTTTATCCCATTTTATGGAGTTACCACCGCCAACCGGCACACGCATATATTCTGCGACCGCCTCCGACACTTTCATTCGGCGTGGCGCCTTAACCAAATTAGCAACATCACGGCGGATGTCTTTAGCTGATGCAAACATGGTTAATCGTCCTCATCGATATTATGCCTTTCGTCATCATCATTGTTTTGTTGTATTTGCTGGGCCATCTGGTCTCGCAAATCATCAATAACTTGTTGTACTCGCATTAATGCTGCTGGTGGCAATCCGCAATCGCGCTCTAAAATATCCGGCAAAGTATCAAGTGATTGCACTACAGCCTTAGCCAAAAAACTCATCTCTTGAGCGACCTCAAACGCCGGCACCAATTCGCCAGTGTCTCGCTCATATTTAAGCCGCTCATTTTCCGCTTGCCAAAATGCCTTGCGATCTTGCGGACCTAAACTATCAACATCACTCGACATCTTTTCGGATAGTCCGATTCGGATTAAATCAGATAGTGCATATAGCTTTAATTTTGAGTTACTGCCAACCGCAGGGGTAAGTCCTGCAACCCGTTGTGATACGGTTTGACGGTGCATTCCGACTAGTTCGGCGATCTGATTTATATTGAGTTTTAAGTCAAATAAATTATCCATGCCAAACCTGCCAAAAATCCAAAAACCTTAAAAAGATGATGATGCCTAAGATGTCAAAAAACTGTCGAAAACCGCGCGCCCGAAACCCCGTGGAAAGGGGTATCCCCTCAGGAGTACCTTTTGACGAGAAATATTTACAAAATATTTTGTGATTTAGTAATTAATCTCTTGCTTTTGTGTGTATGCGTGTGTATAATAGCCTCAGATTAAGACGAAAGGAGATAGCATGCACTCAAGAGACTTAATCAAGGAGCTTAAAGCAAACGGTTGTGAGTTTGTAAGGTATGGCAAAGGAGACCACCAAATATGGCACTCTCCAAAAACTGGAAAGAATTTTCCGGTGCCACATCCAAAACAAGATTTACCAATCGGGACTTTAAAATCCATTAAAAAATCGGCAGGGCTTTAATAGCTCTGCCGAGCTTTAACGGAGGTAATATGTTATTTACAGTCGGCGTAGAGACGCCAAAAAAAGACAATGAAGCGTTTGGGATGGTTGTCCCAGCCTTATTCACGGAAAATTATAGTTGCTTTAGTGCTGCCGATAGTGTCGAAGATATTGTGCCAATGGTAACAGACGCAATACATAGCATGCTTGAAGCAATGTTAGACGATGGCTTTGATATATCAACAATCAAAGACAAGGGCTTTACGCACTATAAAACAGATCCGGAATTTGAATTTTGCGATACTTGGTTGTTAGTGGATGTTGATATAACCGCTTATTTTGGTAAGCGTCAGCGGATAAATATCACGCTACCTCAGTATTTACTTGACCGTATAGATCAGCGTGTATCAACTAATCCAATTTATAAAGACCGTAGCCACTTTTTAGCGGTTGCATCGCAAAAAGAATTATCGTCATCTGTTTGATTTTGTAATATTTACATCACATAACTTAGATATAACCCCGAGATTTTTAACATCTTGAGCGGAGGTATAGCTAAGATATATAGCATATATATGACATAAGGCGGCAATTAAGCCGCCTTTATTTGATTAAATATTAAATACCGTTTTGCCTTGCTCATTGGTAATATAGATATGATCTCCGTTACCAATTAAGCTATATGCGATCTCTTTCTCAATACCAAGATCGCCGTGCTGCTCATCCGGGATAAAATCCATCATCACACCAATGATTTTATCTGTCGGGTTATTGCGAGCCGAACAGTAGATTGATTCTTCGCGGATGATCTCTTTACACTCTTGGTCTCCATAGATTGGTTGAGTGTAGTAGATGCTGTTAAGCGCGGTAGGATTTTCTTTCAAATCTTCCGCCAGCGCCATTACTTCGCGGTATTCGTGGGAGGTCTCATCATAAAACGCAAAGTTTTCACTTTCTGTTATTGTTGTCACGCCGTCTTGTATAATTTTGATTGTTAGCATTTTGTGCTCCTGTTGTTTTTTTGTTGATAAAAAAAGACCGCACTTTAATTGGCGGTCTTGGTTTGATTAATCCACTTATTGAGATTATCTACTTGGCTTGCGCACTTGTCGCGCTCTGCCGTTACCCTGACTAATTGCAACACCACGTCGCCGTAAGTCTCTCCGGTAAATGCCGTCTTAGCACATGGCACCGTGTAGGCTTGAGGAGGATAGATATAGCTCACTTTGGTCGGGTTACTTCCGCAAGCGGTCAATAGCAGACTGAGGCAGACGAGTGTTAGCACAAGGTTGTGTTTTAATAATCGTTTTAACTGATTCCGCATTTTCTGTTGCCATCCGTTCGATTTCTTCGTTGCGTTGTTGTTGCTCAATTACAGCGTCTCGCTCTTGTTGTAGAGCTGTGGTTAAGGCTTGGTTAGCCTCCTGTTGCTGTTTAATGGTTTCTTTTTGTTGTTTAATGGTTTGGGCTTGCTCTTGGTTTTCGGCACGGATGTCAGAGATAGTGTCGCTTTGACACCAAATCCAACCGCACAAACCCAAAATTGCAGCCGTGAATATTTGATTTAATCCAATCATAATTACGCCATTAATTTGCGATAAAGTGCCACTCGGTCAGCAAGTCCGTTTGTTCCACCGTTGATTCGGATCGTAACCTTTTCAACACTTGCCAGACTTGCCAATTCATTTGTCTGCCAGTACCACACCGCCGCTGACACAGCCAAATCCAAATCTTCCGCCATCTCATGTAATGCAAAATCACGCCCCAACCAGTTGCGAAAAGCGATATAGTTTTTCTTGCCGGTGATTTGGATAATTCCACGACCACGATAACGCCAGCCGTCGCCACTTTCCTCATCGCCATTACCCATTCTATTGGCATACACGAGATTGGCAATTTGCTCAGGCTTGCGAGCGTACTTTTTAGCAGCCAATGGGTCAAAATACTTGCGGAAGTATTGAGTTAGCGCATAGTCGGAGTAGTTTAGATTTTCAGTAAAAACGGAAAATCCCGCACTCTCATGTCCGCATTGCGCTAAAAACATCGCTTGTTGGATTTTAGTAACGCATCCGGCTTTTTCGATTTGCTTTTCAATCGCCGCATAAATTCCCTTTTTCGCACGCGGAAAAACCTGATTAAATTTACTCTCTGAAATTATCATCATCGAATTTACTTCCATTGCTACGTCTATAACTAATATCACCGTCATTTACACGGTGGTTGATGAATTTAAATAAAAATTCGCGGATCTTCTCGGTGCCGATAAAGCCAATCATCGTACCGAGAAAGCCGGAAAATTCCGCATGGCCTACAAGGTGAGTACATATCGGCACGGTAACCCCAGCGATAGACGCACAAATCATTG